TATGTTAAATAATTATATTGCTGATACGGGAACGGCAAAGCATTTACAATGACCGTGATACGGTGGTAATTTGTCCCATTCCACATGAAATCCGACTTCATCGTCACAAATGTTACAAGGATAGGAGCTGCCACGCATGACAAAGAACCCTACGGCTCCACAGGCTTTAGCCTGCAATTCCCAATGCTTCATCCAACCCTCTGCCACAGCATACTCCGTCAAATCTGACAGTGCAGTCCAAGAGCTTACAGTACGTCCTACTCCAAAAGACTCCTGAACACCGAGTCTTGAAATAATCGGATAACCCTTTGAAATAGCTCTCTGTACATGCTCATTAAGCAATGGCGTTTTTACCGACTGCCTGATAGATGAAAGTAATTTGTCTTTGGAAAGGTTCAGTAGTAATCCGGCGGCAATGGCCGTTTCAACCTCCTTTGAAAACCGGTCAACATATTCTCTTGCACGTTGTGTGAAGGTTTTGCCGTATGATTCTCGCGTTATACATGTTATGATTGCATCCTTATTATCCTCATGTGTCGCTACTGCCAAAGTATAAGTATAGTCTTCAATTATTTCAAGAAGGGATAAAATAATGGCATCCACTTCCTCCTGCAACTGTCTGTTTGCTGAAAAACGGAATAGTTCAGGGCTGATCTTGTACCGGTATGAAATATCTATAATTTGCTTTGCCGCCTCGATCATTACAATTTGAAGATTGGTACGCATGGATAGCTCCGCATCCAGACGTTGACGGAGGTATTCTTTGGCCTCTTCAATTTCCTTATCAGTCGGTACCCTCATTTTTATGTTCCTCCTTAATACCTTCCTTGATACTATTCATGTTTCTCTCTTCTTCCAGTATCTTGGCATCATCTTCCGGTGATACTGGTTGCTGCAAGCCTCGTAGCCGTTCGGTAAGATCAGAATAGCTTTTAAAAAACTCTTCCATAAACTTAACGTCAGGGGTTGCATTACTAATAAGGAAACATACTTTGATCCATGTTTCCAAATATTCACGAAGTTCCTTATTGTTGGTTAACTCCCGAATCCGGGAAAACATTCCGTTATCATCCCGAAAACGCATACTCCAAAAACCTGACACTGCCTTAATACTGATCCAGTCATGTTCACTACCATTATCCCTCGTAACAATAAAGTTACCTACCTGAATACCATTTGTTTTTTTGCTCATAATCCTATTTTTAATTTACGTTCAAATCTATCTCCAAGATTAAAAAAGTATTCCTTACCGTAAGAGTTTATACGTTCTTCATCCGATGATACTTTATTCATTTCATAAATCAAGCAACTATACCTATCATCATCAGGAAGAAGCCCTTTGCACTCTTCTCTGATATAAATATGATGCTTCCCATTTACCCAATAAAATTCAGAGAGAAATCCACCAAGAAGCATTTCAATCATTTTTTGGTGTCTGACAGACAATTCTCCTTGCACTGCTATATCCATTACAATGCTCTTACCTTCTATTGTCTTCAATTCACATGAATAGTTCAAGGCCCGAAGAATAGACATCAGCTCAACACTTAACTCTATGTGATTCATATTTTTCATACTTTTACTATTTCAAATTCATCTGCATGTTTCTTACCAATCCAATCCCGTTTCTGATTTTCAGTTGCGCTTTCGTAGATTCTTCCTCGCTTAGACAAATGCCTTTTTCTAAAAATACCTTCTTCTCCAAGTTTGTCATAATCTCTTCTTGAAGGGGATAATCCCTTTGCCCTGCAAAAGAACAATCCCGTTTCCTTGTGTCTAAATTTTACTGCCATGCTTATTCCTCCCATGGATTTTCGTCTTCTTCCTCAACGTAAATCCGTTTTAATTTGTCTGATACTTCTTCAAGCTCACGCTTCATTTGATTTACATGAAATCCAGCTGGCATAGGGATTTCCAATGCTCCCCGTAGGTTATCTATTTTTTCAATAACCTCTGCAAATTCATCCGGTGCGATCATACTATTTGGTTCTTATTTTTAATTGTTTGATAATCTTCTCCACAGCGTCCAAGTCAAAAACAGTTGTTCTCTTCTCCATGTGGTACGTCCCCTCCAGTTTCTTCTCCCGGAACAAACGCTGGACTTGATAAATGCTCAATGACAAGCAGGCCGCAAGCCCTTCATGGGTATAAGCGTATCGTTTGCCATATTGATAAACCGGTTTAGCGATCCTTTGCTTATAGTTACCCCGTAGGTCTTCCCGTTTCTCATAATAGAGTTTTTCCGTCAAGGCTGTTCCATACAAACCATACACCTGACCATTCGGGGTTCTTTTTTTACGATAACCGGCTTCCGAAAGAATACGTCCGAATACTGTCACATTCTCTTCTTTGGCATTATTGTCCCTACACCATTTGCAATATTTCCGGTACAGAATGGCCGAAGACATCCATTTGGGTTCAATATCGGCAATTTCCTCATAGCGGCACAGATAGTTCATTTGATACATGAACTTCATTACGGTACTACTTTCCGACTGATATTCATCCATGACATTTTCAAGCTCCTTACTGTCTGTCAACTTATAACCATTAGCGATAAAACGGTCACGTCCTTCCAATATCCAATTGAATATAGCCGGGTATTCGGCTTCCAAATCCCGTGACAGTTCTTTTTTCTGCCGGGCTTTGGGTATCTCCACTTCAAAGGGAATAATGCAAATACGCCGCCTCATTCCATAGCTCCAGTCTTTCAAACACGGCATTTGGTTGGCATTTGCCATAAGCAGGGGAATATTGTAAGCAGTGAAGTTATCACCATAGATAGGCCGAGCTTCGGTAGGCTCACCACTGATAAGGCTCTTCAACGTGTCACTATCCTTACCAAACTCCAATGCTTGTATTTCAGAACAGTAGTTCAACCGCTTGCCATTGATGAAAGCGATATTCTTTTTTCTCTCATTTCCTGTAATCAATGCACCTATGCCGAAATTGCTGACATTCTCTCGGCCAAGTATGCCCATGATCGTTTCAAAGACCACGCTTTTGCCATTGGAGCCGGAGCCACGAAGAACAAGCATAGTTTCCATTTTCGCCACACGCCGGTCAACAAAAATACTTCCAAGAAACTCTTGCAAAACTTTTTGCATGTTTTTGTCCGGCAAAACTTCATCCAGGAACATTCTCCAAAGAAAGACATGCTCTTCCGGCTTGTAGTCATAGGGAACGCATGTAGTCTGTACCCAACGGCTGTTGAAAGAATGCGCACGGCGAGCACTCATATCAAACACACAGTTATTGAACACCACAATGGCATTATCAGGCTTCAAGGCTTTTCCTGCCACCACACGCTTACAGACTTTCAGTACACCCTCCACACGGGAATAATCACCATTGGGCATTTTGCATTTACGCATCAAGTCATATATCAGATTGCCAAAATCATCCCATGCCATCTCTTCATATATTCGGCCACTGAAATAGTAAGGCGTACCATTGAACTTACAAATCGAAGATCGTATAATGGCTGCACGCATCAAGTCCTGCACAGCGTCAACACGCGCTGCACTTTTGAACTCTTGTAAGGCGGCATCCAGTTTCTCGCCTTTCATAAGCCCGAAGACCTCATTTAACAACTTCCTATACTTTCCCTTCTCCATGTACAATCTATGAATTTGAATACCCGGCACGGGTTAAGGCCTCAACCATATATACTGACAGATTATTTATAGCAACATCTCCTGAATATCCAAATCGCCACAAATCAGTACGCCAGTCCTCTAAAGATGTGTCACAAGGTATATGATATTTTTGCATAATATCTCGCATCACCGCACAATCTTCATATCTTTCCTCTTCCTGCGCTTTTCTGAACACAGAAACAAAAACGTATCGCCCATAATCAAACAATATAGACTCAAACTTATTCATACCACCGTTTTTATACCCGAAAACAAAGCATTTCTACTGTTTTTATGCTATTTTTCAAGTGTTTTATGCCACAAATATAGCTTATTTTCTACATAATTACCATATAAATACTATTATTTTCTACTTAAAATATAGAATAAACACGCTTTTTTGAAGTCTTTTTGCCA